TGATGCTGCTGCTTATGCTGCTGCTTATGCTGCTGCTGCTGATGCTACTTATGCTGCTGATGCTGCTGCTTATGCTGCTGCTTATGCTGCTGCTGCTGATGCTACTTATGCTGCTGATGCTGCTGCTTATGCTGCTGCTTATGCTGCTGCTGCTGATGCTACTTATGCTGCTGATGCTGCTCGTGCTGCTGCTTATGCTGCTGCTGCTGATGCTGCTACTTATGCTGCTTATGAACATATTTTTGATGCGTTGATTAACGCCATGATGGATGGAGTAGTGTTGTGAATAGATCACCGGATAACAGCGCAGTCATTGTTGTAGGCTTTTTTATCATTTACGCATTGCCCACAATTATCGCACTACGGCGCAAGCATTCGTCGCTTTGGGCAATCGCATTCGTGAATTGGTTTCTCGGCTTTACCGTCATTGGTTGGGGATGGGCATTGATTTGGTCGCTGGCATCAACCGGGCGCCATCAGTCGGTTGTCGTCAACGTCACCAATAACAATAGTTAAACCAATGACCCACGCGATGCCTGACGAGGCTGTGAAAGCCTTCAAAACTTGGTTGGCCGAGGATGGAGCGGAAGACCCTCTTACGGCCTACCATGCAGGCTGGCTTGCTGCATCCCGTTCCATACCCGCCGCCGTTGCGTTGCTTCGCGCCGACGGCTGGCGAGTTGAAGAGCCAATGTGCGAGACGTGCGCTGGTCGCAAATACGTTTGCACCCCGCTTGAAACCGACTGCCCCACCTGCAACGGCACGGGCCGCGCAGCCCTCGCATCCAGCGCGCGTAATGAAAAACCGGCAGATGATATCCGCAATTCGTAATTGGTGGATAAGACGTAAGTTCAAACGTATTGCGCGTCAGCTTGCATCGATACACCCTATGACACGCTTAATTTATATGGAAATTGAAAGAGCAAAACGCAAATGACAAATGATGAAATTTCCCGCATTAGCGGCACATTTATGCAAAATACTCAAATTACAGTGCTAGAAGCCATGCGCCATACTGTCAATATAGTTAATGTTGATCGTGCAAATTGGGCAAACAAATTGAAAGAAGCTGTTGCAAAATGGGCAGACGACAGCAACAGTCTTTGTAGCGTCATCAATGATATTGTCAAACTGCTAGAGGAAGGTAGCAAGTGACAACCGACTTTACGATTTATGGAACTGGCGACGTTAAATCGCAGTTTACGAATATGCTGTTGTATGGGTTGTCAGGTGCAGGCAAAACGCCATTAGCCTCGACTGCGCCTAACCCTATCATATTCGCATCCGAGCCAGGACTTAAATCGTTACAGAGGTATAACTTACCTTACATTCCTATTACAACACATCAAGCGGCGCTTGACGCTGCTACATGGGCTGCTAAATCGAAAGAAGCTAAACTATTTCAAACGATATTCTTCGATAGCGTTAGTGCGCTATCTGAGAATATCTTGATAAGCGAGAAACGCATTAGTCGTGATCCTCGTAAATTTTCGCCAGAAACTACAGCGAAGACGATGGAAGTTGTCTTGAAGTTTCTGGAAATTACTAATAAGCATGTTGTCATGACATGCAAAGCAACGGAGATAAAAAACGATATAACAGGTGAAGTTAAAATTGAGCCTTTTTGTGTGGTGCCAAAACTCGGCCCACAACTTCCTTATCATTTTGATGTAGTGGCATATCTCAGCCGACATAGAAATGAGCAAGGGGAATTCGCAGCATTGCGGTGTCGGTCAAATGATCTTTGCACGGCGCGCAACCGAGGCGGTTTGCAGGATTTAGATTTGTGGGAACCTGCGGACTTGTCACATTGTTTCAACAAGCTAAATGGAGTTGTTAAATCATGAGCGGTTCTTGGAATTTTAATGCACGTCAATATGATCCGACGCCGGTTGGCGCCAATTGGCCTTTGGGCAAACACCCTGTGGTCATCACTAGCAGCGCCACCAATGCAACCAAATCAGGCACAGGCGGAATGCTGACATTGACATTGCAGGTTGTTGATGGTCCGAACAAGGGTTTTACAGGCCCGTATAATCTCAATTTGTGGAACGCTAGTGAAAAGGCTTCTGAGGTTGCACGGCGCCAGCTTAGTGCGCTATGCCATGTGATCGGGGTTTACGATTTGCAAGCAAAACCCGAATGCGTTGAATTGTTTGGCAAGCCTTTTGTCGTCAATGTTGTGCCGCAGACTAGCGACGAAGCTAAGGAAAAAGGTTATACTCAAATTGATAGCGTTTACGATATGAGTGGTAACGCACCTAAGCCTGCTCAACAGATGGCGGCACAGCCTGTAGCCGCTCAGCCTTGGCAGCAGCCTGCAAAGCCTGTAGGCGCTCAACCTACCTTTACCCCACAGCCACAGGCACAGCCACAGGCACAGCCACAGGCACAGCCTTGGCAGCAGCCTGCACAGGCTCAACCTGCTGCGGCACAGCCTGCATGGCAACAGCAGCCGCCCAGCGGCGCCCCTAGCTGGCAGCGTTGATCTAATGACGCGCCTAAGTGGTAAAGAGCGGAAAGAGCTAGCAGCAGCGATTAAATCTGATATCGATGCGGCTTGTGTCAAACTGTATGATGAGGGACACCGTAACCATTTAGGCGCGTCTGTTATCGGCGAAAACTGTAACCGCAAGCTCTGGTATATCTTTCGATGGGCACACAAAGAGCAGTTTAGCGGTAGAATGCTACGACTGTTCAATGTGGGGCATCGGGAAGAAGCGCAGATAATCACCTATCTAGAAGCGATGGGTTGCGAAGTTTGGTCGCATGACGCAAACGGAAAGCAGTTCCGTATTAGTGACGTTGAAGGTCACTATGGCGGATCGCTTGATAGCGTCATGCGACTGCCCGAAAGGTATGGACTAACGTTTTCTTTTCTGGCGGAATTCAAAACACATAAAAAATTGAGCTTCGCTAGGTTGGTTAAAAACGGTGTGTGTCTGTCTAAACCAAAACACCACCATCAGATGAATGCTTATGGCAAAGTGTATGACTTACCATACGCCATATATTTTGCCATGTGCAAAGATGATAGCGATTTACACGTTGAAGTTGTTGCATTGGATTTTGATGATGCCCACAGAAGTTTACTTAAAGCTCGCGCCGTCATTCACTCTGCTACAGCCCCTGCACGTATCGCAGCAAGCGCTGCTTTTGACGAATGCAAATACTGCTCATTTGTCGGAATATGTCATAGCGGGCTACCGCTTGATGTTAACTGCCGGTCATGCCGATTTGCTACGCCAACAGTTGAAGGCCAATGGCATTGTGGGCACTGGCAAAGTTTGATCCCTCAAGAGGAAATTCCTAACGCTTGCCCACAATGGACTGAGATTGAGCATCGATGAGTGGCTATCAGAATGATAGATGGTATCAGATTGAGGCGAACAACGCTTTATTTGAATACCTCGACACACACCAGCGAGGTAATCCACTTATTGCCATGCCAACCGGCAGCGGTAAAGGATATGTTATTGCCAAGTTTGCTAAGACAGTTCTAGAGCACTTTTCTTTTCGACGTATTTTAATCGTTACGCATGTAAAAGAATTGATCCGCCAAAATTATGATAAATTGCGTGCAATTTGGCCTAATGCGCCCGCTGGTATATATTCAGCCGGTTTGAATATGCGCGATTTGTCTGCACCTATTACGTTTGCAGGTGTTGCGTCGATTGTGAAGATTATAGAGTTATTCGGCCACTTTGACGTTATGATAATTGACGAGGCTCACTTGTTAGGACCAAGCGATGAAAGCATGTATCAGGTTATCATTGCGGCTTTGCAGCGAATTAATCCTTGGCTTCGCGTTATCGGTCTTACTGCTACACCTTACCGCACCGGCATGGGATTGCTTACGAATGGTGAAATTTTCACTGATATATGTTATGATGTATGCACTGTTGATGGGTTTAGCCGCATGTTTGCGGACTATCACCTTGTTCCGCCTAGAGCGCAGCGAGGAAAAACACAGATAGATACTGGAGAATTGCGGATTACCGCTGGTGACTACAGTCAAGCGAGTTTGCAAAAAGCCACGTCAAAAGACGATATCACATGGCAAGCGTTGCAAGAGGCTTTGCAGAAAGGGCAAGACAAAGGATGTAGGCTTGTATTTTGCGCGGGTGTTGATCATGCAAATACAACTGCCCACATGTGCCGTGCGTTAGGTTTGCGCGCCGAGGCTGTGCATACAAAAATGTCGCCATCTGCCAGAGATGATGTTATCAAAGGATATCTTAATGGAGAAATCGACACTCTTACAAACAACGGCATCTTCACCACAGGACAAGACTATGCTGCAATCGACCATATCATCATGTTGCGACCAACTATGTCTGTTGGGTTATGGGTGCAGATGGTTGGGCGCGGGACAAGGCCGTATGAAGTCAATGGCTGGCGTAAATCCGAATGTCTTGTGTCCGATCATGCAGGAAACGCCAAGCGCCTTGGTCCAATCGATGATCCGCTAATACCGAAGTTGAAAGGTAAGGGAGGCGGTGAAGCACCCGTTAAGATATGCGAGGCGTGCGATAACTATAACTATGCAGGTGCGAGAGTTTGCGCGTATTGCGGCGAACCGTTCGTTTTTCAGTTCCGAGTTGCTACCACCGCGCATGACGATATTATCGTTAAGAGTGATCCTCAAAACACCTTATCCGATTTGCCACAGTTTGAAATGTTTACAGTTAATCATGTTTATTATACTTATCACACGAAAAAGAACGCTACGGCGAATGATAAACCTACCATCAAAGTAAGCTATCGCTGCGGGCTACTAGGG